CTATACGCAATTCATGATTTGGATTTTTCAGTATCCATAAACAGCTTCTTAGAAAGTCTCCACCTGTGGCACCATTATAGTTTATTAGAACCTTTTCCATAATACTATTTAGATAAATACATATATGATAAACTTCAATATGTATCAGTATGAAAGAGATATTGAAATTGCTTGTGTCGATGGTGACAACACAAGCACTATGACAAGTTACCTGGGGAATATGCCAATGTATGATGGAACACACAAATTGCATAAGGGTATAGATAATACTCTTAGATTTAAAATAAAAGACACTGATAGAAAGCCTATCGATTTAACAAATAAAACTATTATATGGAAAATGTATGATAGAGAGTCAAGAGAAAACGTACTATTCAAATACCTTACTGTCACCAACGCATCTAAAGGTATGGCATCACTTACAATTCAAACGTCTGATACAATCATGCTTCCTCAGGGATTTTATCAGTTTGCGATGTACACTGTAGAAAATGGAGTAGAGCAAATTATATACACCGATACGTATGATAATGCCAAAGGCACAATCGAAGTAATTGACGATGTTTATCCAGAGTTCGAACCGTCACAAGTATGTGAAAACTTCTTTAACGATGGTACTTACTTTATTTCTACTGCATTTAACGGATCAGGCGAAACATCGAAATCTAAATCAGTACATACTATTGCTATGTACTTTGATAATTTTTCAGGTACAGTTGAGATACAGGGCGATTTAAGTGAACAACCAAGTAGTTCTCAAAGTGACTGGTTCTTAATTTCTCCTGAACTATTTTCTAATCCAACAATCACTGTCAACAATGAGACAGGCGTACAAGCATTTGTACTTAAATCAAATGTAAACTGGATTAGAGTAAGATACACTGCGACAAGTGGATCTATCAAAAAAGTTCTACTAAGAAACTAATATTACACTTGACTTTCGGGCTGTAGTTTGCTATTATACTACTATGGACCTTCAACAAGTAATATATACACATATACCTGGTAAGAATAAACAATCTAGTGGTGGTTGGACTAGCTTCAACTGTCCTTGTTGTGTTGACGAGGGTGAACCTCGTTTAGATACTAGAATGCGTGGGGGTGTTCGTAGCGACGGCGATTCCATATCATACCACTGTTTCAACTGTGGATTCACTGCAAGTCATCGTCACGGAAGAATACTTAACAAGAAATTTTTGAAACTCATGCGTAATCTTAATATTTCTGAGAGTGATATAAAGCGTTTACAGTTAGAAGCTATCCGTCAGAAAGAATTGTCTGAAGGTCCATCCCTATTCATTTCAAAAACACAAGTTACTAGGATACCTAGTTATCCTGAATGTGAGTTGCCAGAAGGTTCAGAAGATTTAGAAGTTATCTTAGCAAAAGATAATCCACCAGAAGGTGCCATCTTTGCAACAAAGTATTTGATAGATAGAGGTGTGTTTGACCATATAGATAATGCATACTGGTCCCCTCATATGAATTTTAAAAACAGAGTTATATTTCCTTTCTATCAAGGTGATAGGATAGTTGGTTATACTGCACGTGATATTACAGGTAAATCTGCATCAAAGTATATTACAAAGTCACCAAAAAAGTTTCTACATAATGCAGATAGAATTAAAACAAGTCATAAATACTTAATCGTATGCGAAGGTATAATAGATGCTATTGCATTAGATTGTATTGCGATTACAAGTAACGAGGCTTCACAGGATCAAATTGATTATATTAATCAGTTTAAAGGAGAAGTGATTGTTTGTCCGGACAGAGATAAAGCTGGAGAGAAATTAATTAAACAAGCACAAGAAAATGGTTGGAGTGTATCTTTCCCTATGTGGGAAGATGATATAAAAGATGCCGCAGATGCAATTCAACGTTATGGTAAACTATATACTCTCAAAAGTATTATAGATGCACGTATAAGTAACAACACTAAGATTAGTGTAAAAATGAGAATAGGATAAAATAAAAACATGAAAAATGATAAACCAATTATTCCACTACCAAAAGAACAACCCAAAATGCCTGCTCCCCCACCCCCTCCGATGCCGCCGGCACCACCCAAGCAACCAGGCGAGTATAGCAAAGATAATGGTATTCTTTTCATGGACAAGGAATTTAATCAAGACAACTGTATGCCTTTGGTAAAAATGATTATTGAATACAATCTTATGCCAAAAGACAAAGCACCAGAAACTATTCACTTGTATATCAATTCACCTGGTGGGTTTGTAGACAGTTGTATGCATCTAATTGATACAATCAAACAGTCACGTATTCCAGTTTATACATACGGTATGGGTTCTATTGCAAGTTGTGGAGTTATGTTGATGATGTCTGGTGTAAAAGGTCATCGTTATCTTACACAAAACACTGCGGTCATGTCACATGAGTTCTCAGGTGGAACAAAAGGACAATACCATGATATGGTAGAAAGCCGTAAGCATATGGACTGGACCAATGAAAAATTAATGGAACATTACATTAAATGTACAGGCAAAACGAAAGCATATATTCGTAAGAACTTGTTAGCACCTAAAACAGACCATTGGTTAACTCCAGAAGAAGCAATCAAGCACGGTATCGCTGACAAATTAATTACTACTTACTAACAGTTTTCTATTGACTATTGCAAATAAATTTGCTATTATAACAGTATTAACTGTAACATAAAGGTGAGGTCTATGAAGATTATAGCTGGTAACAGTAACAGAGATTTAGCGGAAAAGATTGCTGAACATTGTTTTACTGATATTGTCCCGTCTGATATTAAAACTTTTGCAGATGGAGAATGTAGTGTAGAATTTTTTGATAACATCAGAGGTGAAGATGTTTTCATCATACAAAGTACAAGTTCACCAGTAAATGATAATTTAATGGAAATGATGGTCATGATTGATGCGGCTAAACGTAGTTCAGCCAAACGTATCACTGCCGTTATTCCTTATTTTGGTTATGCAAGACAGGATCGTAAGAGTGCATCACGTACTCCTATTACTGCAAAACTTGTTGCTAATCTTATTACTAAATCAGGTGCAGATAGAATCTTAACAATGGATTTACATGCTGGACAAATTCAAGGCTTCTTTGATATACCCGTTGATGATTTAACAAGTAGATTAGTTTTTGCAAGAGATATCAAAAAACAACTTAATGTAGATGAAGAACCAATTGTATTTGTTTCTCCAGATGCTGGTGGTACAGTAAGAGCAAGAAAGTTTGCTGATATGTATCATGCCAATTATGCTATCGTTGATAAACGTAGACCAGAAGCCGGTAAAGCAGAAGTAATGAATTTAATTGGTGAAGTAAAAGGACAACATGCAATTCTTGTAGATGATATTGTTGATAGTGGTGGAACCCTTTGCAATGCGGCTCAGGCAATTTTAGATGCTGGCGCTCTGAGTGTACGAGCATATATTACACATGGTGTTCTAAGTGGTGAAGCATGTAAGAAAGTTGAAAAGAGTGTACTAGAAGAATTAGTTATCACAGACAGTATTGAATTTAGATGTCCTAGTGATTGTAAAAAGACAAGAACAGTTTCAATTTGTGGGTTGTTAGGTGAAGCAATCAGACGAGTTAATAATGAAGAAAGTGTTAGTAGTCTGTTTAAAGCGAAAGTACATTAGTATTATGAAAATTAAATTAGATTTAACTAAGATTAATAGTAGATTACACTGGACAACACTTTACAGTGAAAAACTATTATTAGCAGTAATTGGATTACTAACAATGCTTGCCGCAGGTATGGATATTTTTCATATGGTGAAAAACTTAAAAGTAGAACTAGGTGACTTGTTCTTACTTTTCATTTATGCAGAGATTGTTGGTATGGTAGGTGCATTCTATATCAGTAATAGAATACCTGTTACTTTACCTATCATCATTGCCATGACGGCACTTTGTAGATTAATTGTACTTCATTCGAAAGAAGCAGACCTGTGGATGCTTGTTGCAGAAGCAGGTGCTATTGCAGTATTGGCAGGAGCGGCATATCTTATGAGTTTAAAAGATAAACTTAGTTTAGAAAAAAAGTTTTTAAGAGAGAAGGATAAGGATTGACATTTACCATAAGAGAGAGTAGAATATAAGAATGTCCGATATAAAAGATTATAGTTCAGATTTACAAAAATTGTTTGTGCAATTTATGATATCAGATCCAGAGTTATACTCTAGGGTCCGTAGTATTGTAAAGCCTGGTTATTTTGATAGAAGTATAAGAAAAGTAGTTGATTTATTAGTTGACCATTCAGAAGAATATGCAACTATTCCTACTCCTGAAATTATTAAAGCACAAACAGGACAAGACATTGAGAAAGTAGACAATATTAGTCAACACACAGATTGGTTTATCGATGAGTTTGAAACATTCTGTAGACATAAATCAATAGAAAAAGCAATTATTGATAGTGCAGATTTGCTTGAAACAGGTAAGTATGGTGAAGTAGAACTTAGAATTAAAGAAGCAGTACAAACTGGACTAGCACGTTCATTAGGTACAGATTATTTTGAAGATCCTAGAGCAAGACTTGAAAAACTAAAAGATAACAATGGTCAGATTACGACTGGTTGGAAAGTACTAGACGATAAATTGTATGGCGGAATAAATCGTGGCGAGATTACAATCTTTGCAGGCGGATCTGGTGCAGGTAAATCTTTGTTCATGCAAAATATGAGTTTGAATTGGGCAGAAGCAGGAATGAATTGTGTATACTTTACACTTGAACTTTCAGAAGAACTATCAAGTATGCGTATGGATGCAATGCTTACTGATAGAAGTACAAAAAGAATTTTTAAAGAATTAGATGATGTAGAATTACAAGTTAAAACTAAAGGTAAGAAGTCTGGCATGTTACGTGTTAAGTATCTTCCTTCTGGTTCTTCAATTAATGACTTGCGTTCTTACATTAAAGAACTACAGATACAAACTGGCAAACGTGTAGATTGTATGTGTGTAGATTACTTAGATTTGTTAATGCCAGCAACAAAGAAAGTGTCAGCAAGTGATTTGTTTATTAAAGACAAATATGTAACAGAAGAAATTCGTAACTTTGCAATGGAAACTGAAACTGTTTTGGTAACTGCATCACAGTTAAATAGAAGTGCAGTTGAAGAAATCGAATTTGACCATTCACATATCGCAGGTGGTATCTCTAAAATTCAAACTGCGGATAATGTTATTGGTATCTTTACAAGTCAAGCAATGAGAGAACGTGGTCAATATCAATTACAGTTATTGAAAACACGTTCAAGTAGTGGTGTAGGTAGCAAAATTAATCTAGTATTTGACAGAGATAGTCTTAAGATTTCAGATGATACAGAAGGGTTAGCTGATGCTCAAAATACATCAAATACGATGAATGTAGTCGATACATTACGTCAAAAAACCGTAGTAAAAGCACCAGAAACTAACGAAGAAGAAAAGACTGATGTTGCAATGAACCTGAGAGCAATGTTAAAGACCAAGACACGCACTCCTTTTGATGAAAACTGATAAATACAGTTAGAACGGAGAAATATCATGGATAAACCTCGTAAAAGTCTATTTGAAGAACTAAATTCTATCTCATATGATAGAGATAATAAACGTTTAGTAGAGCAAAAAGGCGAACATATCATAACGGGAGCGATAAATCTTATAGAATTTATCAATCGTGAGTTTGATGATGAGACTGCAAATGACTTAACTAAGAGATTAGTTAATAGTATTAGGTCTCAAGATCCGAGAAAGTTTAAACGTGGTATAAAAAGTGTCAAGGCTAAAACATAATGACTTTAGAGCAACAGTTAAATAGATTAAAAGTACTATCAGGTATATATAAACCATATCTACCAGAAGAAACTCAACAAGAGAACATATCTTATACTGGTACAGAGAAATCTAAACTCCAAAAGAAGCATAATATACAGCCAGGCACAGATGAATGGTTTAAGTTATGGTTTGCTAAGCCTCATTTAACTGGCGAGAGACCTTTTGGGGATAAACAATGAAAGTAAGAGATATATTAGGCAAAGGCAGAGAGCGTAGATTTAGAGGACCACGTAAACCTCGTTTTAAACAAGTAGGTTTTCATAAAAAATTAAAAGGTCTATTAGATGCTGAATTAAAAGAAGAAGATAAGAATACACACCTAGACCATGCAGAAGAATTAGTATTCATAAATGGATCAGAAGGTATAAAACGTGTTGTAGATACGTTCACTAAATTATTAAATACACTTGATGGACAAGGTGGCGGTGATGCAATCACTACTAAGTGGGACGGATCACCAGCAGTATTTTGTGGAACAGATCCAGCAGACGGACAATTCTTTGTAGGCACAAAAGGCGTGTTTGCTAAAACACCAAAACTTAATAAATCTTCACAAGATATTGAACAAAATCACGGTGATACTGTAAAGAACGGCGAACCAGTGAGCAAAGAAGGTCTACGTAATAAACTTAATGCTTCATTAGAACATTTGAAAGACTTAGGTATTGATGGTGTCTTACAAGGTGACTTATTGTTTACTAAGGGTGATTTAAAACAAACAAACATAGAGGGCAAAGCCCATATAGCATTCAAACCAAATACAATTACGTATGTTGTACCAACAGACAGTCAGATAGCGAAAGAAATGATGGCGGCTGAGATTGGTATTGTGTTTCATACAAGTTATTCAGGAGATAGTTTAGCAGATATGAAAGCATCATTTGGTTATGATGCAAGTAATCTTAAATCTACTCCAAATGTTTGGTTTACAGATGCACGTATTAAAGATGTATCAGGACAAGTAAACTTAAAGAAAGAAAATGTTGCAAGAATAAGACTAG